GGCCTTCCAGCTCTCCGGATAAAACCGGAAAAGGTTCAAAGGTTGAGAATTCTCGCTCAGCTAATGAATCCAAATCTGATATGCATAATCCATTATACGTCGGCCATCGGAGTCCTTTATTCTATGATGAATTAGGAGTATCCGAAGTTGCGTTACGTAATGTGTATGGGTTAGATATCGATCGGATAACTACCGAAGATCTGAAAAGCTTCGTTAGAGATTTCCTCGATGTTGATCCTTTGACTAGAGTGAAAACTCTGGTTCAAAAGGCTACCGGCTGGTTTAGCCGATGGCGTATACCATTAAGTAGCGATCGGGAAACGGGATTACTGGTCGGTTCGGAGAGAAATCTCCTACTCATCCTAAGACATTGGGGATCACTCCTCTTTGTCCGGATGGGATTCCAACTGTCATCTTTGTCTCTACGATTTTCTCTATTACAGATCTCGCGACATATTTCTCTTATTGCCCGGTCCCAAGGAACATTATCAGCGATCCTTCGAATGAAGGTTGCTCTTCATGTTATTTGGGGATACCTAGGAGGTCAGCGTGTCTTAGACACACGACATCTAGGGTTTCCGGTTCAGTTATCACATGGTCTTCCTTCTTTCATCCCTTATCGGGTGCGACAAGCAATTCGGGATGGTAACATCCCTACTATTCGCTTTGTCACATCTCTTCTTTACTCTTATCGAGCAATTCAAGCTGAATGGAAGACTCCGTCGTTTGATACTATTGTGAATCAACCCTTTTCTAAACCAATTAATCATTTCGTAAGTTCAATACCATCATTCACACGATGGGTTGCTTCTTACGGGATGAAGGTTCGATTTCCGGATTTGAATCCAGATATCTCACCTTTTTCGGTTAAGACTGGGGCTAATTTTCACGTAGCACCATTATCGGCGGCAGCGGACCTGAAAGCTTGGATAAGTGTACCTGTGAACCATGTCTTGAATTTTATTCAAGCCACGGGTCAAGTTACTCTGCAATCGGTATGGGCGGAAATAGTAGAGGAGGTCTCTTTTCGAGATCTTACACATATCTATAACCGTACCCATTTCCGGCTCGGTAAACTGGCTCTTAAACAAGAGGCCGCTGGGAAAACACGTGTCTTTGCGATCACCGATTGGTGGACTCAATGTGCATTGCGTTCTCTCCATGATCACTTGTTTCAGCTTCTCAAATCCCTTCCCACTGATGGGACTTTCGATCAAGATGCTGCGGTCGATACGTTTAGACAGAAGTATGCAAATACTCCTCTTTATTCGTTCGATCTATCAGCAGCTACTGATAACATTCCTGTGGTGTTGTCGGAATCGATCCTTGCCTATTGGCTAGGTCCGGAACCGGCTCGCCTTTGGAAGTTATTAATAGTTGATCGGGAGTTTGATCTTCCTTATAAAGTTCCAGGGAAACCCGTCCGTTATGGGCGTGGTCAACCTATAGGAACTTTATCCTCTTGGGCTATGTTAGCCATTACTCACCACGCACTCGTCCAACTTGCAGCAATGCAAGCTGGTTTATTCCCTTATGAAGGGTATAGAGTGTTGGGTGATGATATTGTAATTTCTGGGACGGAAGTTGCTGAGGCATATCGCTCTTTGTGTTCTGAATATGAGATCCCAATTAATCAAAAAGGATTCATTTCTGTTCCGGAAACCGCTGTTCAAGGTAATTCCTTGTTCACGTTTGCGGCTCAGATCTGTTGGGGGAGTCACAACTTGTCTCCCCTTTCCCTTAAAGATGAATTGATGATCAATTCTTTAGGCCAAAGAGTTAATGCTCTTGTGAAATTGGTAGCACGTGGTGGATTTATTGATAATATTCCGTCTATCCTTACTTCCGTTGTAAGAAGTTCGGTAGGTCGGTTATCATACGCCAGCGGTGCTTTCGCGAAGATGTCAGGAGGAATCATTCCTGATGAATTGAGGGCCCTAGTGGCGGC